CAAATGGCCGGTAAGCTGTCCAAGTTGGGGATGCAGTTGGATCGTCTTGCGTGCTGCTAACATATAAATCAACGTCAGTGGTCGCAGATGCCGGTGTGCCGCTATGCTGGGAAAGCTGTGACACTTTCATCGTTGTGCTGGCTTGCCCCGTATAAACTGCACCCAAATCAATGATGTTGGCAAAATCATATGTGCCAGTGGCCGCAACCGCACCGCTGCCACCGTCAAACAATCCAGTTGCATCGTCAAAGTTGCCGGAAACGCTGTCAAACAAAGCACTGGTATCCAGTTGCAGCTTGTTATCAACAACGATCACATCTGTTTTTGATCCGGCAAATGTCGGATGTTCTGTCGCACTGTCGGCAAAATTAAAGCCTTGAATGCTGTCAACCAGCGCAATGCTGCTATTTTCGTTCTGCGATACCTTGCCAAACTTATCGACCGCCTTGATCGAATATGTGCCGGTTAATGCTGGCACTGTGATTGTATTCGCTGGGCGTGCAATCTTTTTGACCAATGTGCGGCTATTGTTGAAAGTTGCGCCAGTGGTCAGCGGTGAATGGCGAACGATATAATGCGACAAATCGCCATCTGGGATCGCTGTCCATTTTAGATCTGCTTGCTGCCCGACAATATTAACTGTAAAGCCGGTAACGTCTGACGGGTCAACCGCAGTGCCTTGCACTGTATATTGCTCATTAGTAAACGCCGACTTGATGCCAAGCGAATTGATCGCCCTTGCGCGAATATCATAAGTGCTGCTTGGCTGCACATTGACCATCGTATATTTGTTGCCGCTGCCAATACCTAGTGAAGTGTAATTTGTGTCGGTTGATAGCTTTGCTTCGACTTCAAACTGCCGCGCATATATTGATGTTGATGATACAGTGCCGATCAGCACGTTGACTGATTGCTGGTTATAGGTCTGCAAATCTTCAGATGGCACAAGTGTCGGGGCTGGCACGTTGAACGGGTTTGGCAGGGTTGTATTATCTTGCGCGAAATCTTTTTCTTCAGCCGCCCAATCATAAACTGCGCTGTTTGTTTCGGTCAGTTCGCAATCTACCGTCACTTCATTCACGTCAAAATTTAGTTTCCAGCTTACAATCTCAAACACTTTTTGCGTGAAACCAAGCCGCGCATTGGTGATCATCACAGTGTCGCCAATTTGAAACTGAAACGCATTCATTTTGAATTTTGCACGCAAGCTGATTTCTTGCCGGTTCTTATATAAGATTTGCTTTGCAATACGTTGTGCGCGGGCTGCGTTGTCGGTAAACGGCAGATCAAGGTTTAGATATCTGCGTTCGCCGTTGTCTTCGGTTTCAAATGTTGTGCTAGTGATCGCAGGATAGTCTGTAGCTTGATAGTCGCTGGCTGGGCTAACAAACTGCCCCTTGATCGCGTTGAAGCTGTCACGCGCCGAAATAGCCGTGGTGACGGTCAAGCCAGACGCAAGGTCGTTTTCATCAAGTGTAACTGTTGGCGTTACATATGCACCAGCACGCAATGACCACTGCCCGTTGCTATAATAAAGCGAACCGTTCAACGCAGTCAGCATTTGTTCAAGATTGCTGCGCGGTGTGTTTTGCGTATCAACAACACCATTGAACGTGTACCGGTCTTGAGTACCGCCGCCAGATAGTGTCACGCTTTCTTCGCAGATGTTGGCCGCCGCAATAAAGCTGGCATCATCTATTTCCGCTGCCGTTGCGCCAAGCCCATAAACTGTATCTGTTAAATAATCGCGGATGACCAAAGCTGGGTTTTCGCTCCAAACAGTTGTGGTTGTGCGTGGGTCGTATATCTTGCGACCTTTTATCTTTGCGCTAATATTTGGCAAGCCTTGTTCAAAAGCGTCAGGATCAAATTCAAGCCGCGCATATAAATAGCCTTGATCGGTCAATGTGTGGTCGCTTGTCCAATTTGAAAGCGCAAGCAACGGGGCTGGTATGTTTCCAGCATTGCCGACAGTCACCGGATAGATATCAGCTAGGCCATCATATTTTGACGGGCTGGTGACGTTATTGCCGGATAGCGTCAACGCCTCATCATTGAAATATATTGTGGTGAATTGCTCTAATTCGTGTGCCGCCAGAACAATAACCAAATGCAGATATTGATCGTTATCGCTTGCTTCAATAAAGGCGTATGTGCCGCCAACGCGGGTTTCGCCATAGATCAGCTTGCGCGTGGCGTTAGATGATCTGGCTGTGATTGTCTTTGATTGATCAATGCCGCCATTGCCACCGCCGCCGATGTTTGGTTGCTTTGGCTTTGGCGCAAGTGCTTGTGACGCGGCAGTCAGTGCAAGATTAACTGCAAACGTGCCAGCAAGATATGTCATCGTGATGGCTGTGCCAGCAATGTAAGCTGAACCGGCTGTCGCAGCCGTTGCGACTAATGCTGGAATAACCGCCTGTGGCATTTTACACCTTCCACGCTTTCTTTGCCGCGTCTAACGGCAGGAAAATCAAACCATCTTTGCCCATTGCGGCAACCTTATCACCGACCACCAATGATAGCGCATCACCTAGCGGCGTGTCTATCAGCGCAACATCGCCCCGCTGCGCTTTCATAGGGTCTATTTCGGCCAACCTACCCCCGACACTGGCCGCAAGATCACCCGCGCCTATCTTTAGCAACGCCTTAACAGAACCCGCTGCGGAACGATATTTGCCGATGAAATCATCAAAGCGTGATGACCCGCAAATAGCTTTCTCAGCATACAAACAAAACAAGGCGCAATCGGCCTTGCCCCATTCAAACTTTTTGTGCCGCCATTCTTCGATATGATCGTTCAATCGGGTCGGCCAATCTACTAACCGCCCCATTTTATAGATGCCTCTTGCAAGGAATTGACAAATTCAAAGCCTTTATCATCAGCATCAAGGGCTTTTTGATCTTCACTAGTCCAGCGGCGCAAGCGTGGCCGTTCCAGATCAATCAACCGGCTTTCGGCAGTCATTGTGACTGTGCAGCTATCACCATCTTCAGTGATGCTCATCACATCCATCCGGCCAGAAAACACTTTATAGCTGCTAACTGTTCCGCTAGTTATTGCCCCTATATAAATGTTGGCGATCCGATATTGATAGTTTTCCGATAAAGCCACTGACAAAATGCTGGCAGAAATGCCGGTCAGCGTCATTGAGATGCCTTTTGCGCCAATCTCCGCAGTTTCTTCAATTGCGGAAACCCGTATCAGTTCACCTCCGCCGGTATAAGTCTCGCCGCCAATGGTTAAATTGCCGTAACCATTCCAGACGCGCAACGTGCCGCTGTCAAACTCAAGTTCAGCCGCCAGAAAGCCGGTAAAGCTATCGGTCGCAAATTCGGATGGTACACCGCTGCGCGTCATAGTGCTTCAACCGCTGCAAAGCTGATTGAATAAAAACCAGCGTTGTTGATTGTCCAAGTCGCGTCATTTGTTGCCAGCCGGAACAAGCCTTTTGCGTTAATAACGATCACGCCAGCATCATCTGCCGGTGATGACCGCAAATCCGGCCACAAGTTCAGCGTGGCTTCGCCGCTGGCGTTTGTGTCAACATCTTCTAGCACTTTATAAAGCCGCGCAGTTGATCCGCTGCCAAGCTGGATATAGTCGCCAGCCAAAAGATAACCCGTTGCCGATACTGGCAAACCGTCAATAGCAAGTTCGTTACCGGTCTGGCTTGCACCATTAACGACAGGTGTACCGGCTGCACTTGCCGCTGATCCGCGTGGCGTTGCTGCATTAGGGTCGCCCAGCAAGAACGTGCCAAATTGACCACGCAACCGCAGCAAAAAACTGTTCCAATATTCGCTGTCAGAACGCTTAACAGGCGGGATGCGGATCGTGGCCGACCAACGTGCGCCAGCGTGCCGAACGACTTGCTGTGCTAGTGTGAATGGGCTTTCACTAATTGAAACAACATCAGTTGCGGTTATTTCAACGCTGGTAACGCCGGTCTGTGTCGGAAATGTAAGTGGATAACTTTCAGCCATAACTATGCCCCAAATGCGCTTGCGAATGAACCGCCGCGCCGCCTTGCCTCAAGCACCGCCGCTTTTGATGCTTCTT